CATTTCACCAATACGATTGCTATTGCCATGAATAGCCCCTGTGCCTGTACAAAAACCCTGCATCGGTGTCTTAATCGTGGTCGTGTATGGCAGCCCTATCACGACAGAGCTTGCAGCATGAGTCAAAGTAACTGAACCGCCACTAACAACCGCATCAGCGACAATAGACCCGTCAGCAACAATAGAGACAGTCTTGCCATTAAGATGACTCAAGCCGCTCCAAACTGTTTCAGGTGTGACAGAAGTTCCTTGTACAGCAGCATCAAGATAAACACCTGCTGCCATCCGCTCAATAGTCCTGACCCCATCACGATTAACGCTGACCCATAAAGTGTCTGATGTTGAATTAGGAACAGAGCAAACCGACTCATAAAGCCCGTCAGTATTATGGTCACACCATGCAATTACATCATTCTCACGCTCAATCGTTACCGATGCCATACCGCCATCCGCACGGACAATCCACATCACCGATTCAGGCTCAGGGTTGTACGCCATATCAACAACGCCTGACTCTGTTAAATGCTCAGACATAATCGACAAATCAGGAGCGCCAAAGTCATCAGACTCATACTTGTAAGTGAATGCCCTAACCTTACGGCCAGCTCTCTGAACAAAGTACAATTCATTACCGATACGCTGCGGACGTACTTTAGAACAGCCATATACTGACTGATTGCGTATCTGGATATTGGTCGGCGTTATCGGCTTCTCTACACCGCCAGCAAACGTATACTCACCGTTACTAGCTAAAGCGACCAGTGCCTTACCCTGCATCAAATGCACAACGTCAGCCTGCTCACTGCCTGAAATTGTTACCGACAAAGCATCATCATCAAGAGAGCCAGGCAGAAAATCATAGAAATTGCCAATGCGTGAAAACCATACCGTTGACGGGCTGAACGCAGTGCCAGATACAACCAATCTCTGCTCATAGCTTGTAACTGTTGCCGGATAGCCATTATCGCCAGTCCACGCTGGACGCATAACAGCCCATGCATTAGGGCCAGGCGCCACACCGCTTGATAAAGTCTTGATGATTGTCCCTATGTATTGATTCTCTGTCACTCCTGTGACTTTAACATATCCAGAATTGATGGAAATAATAGAGCCAACATCGTCAGCAGTTGCAACATTTGTACCTGATGCCGTGTAACTGTTGCCGTAATATGCAGATATTTGAGCGCCAGACCAATCTGTAAACGATTCGCCTGATGAGCATTGTGCATAAAATGTGACAGCGCCGCCTATGCTTGTGCTTCCACTTCTGGTGTACACAGTAAAGTACAGCACCTCACCAGTTGATTTTGTCACCTTTAGAATGTCGCCCCGATAACCAATGCTGCTTCCGGTTACATTTACACAGTCAATCTTGATGGCAGGACGGTCATAGTAAGTGGTGCTACTAGCAGCCGTGCCAGTGAAAAGACGCACAGTTGCAGTTGTGCCATAAGTCAATGTGCAGGCAGTTCCAGCGGTTAATGCTGCGGCAGATATGGTTAATGCGCACTGTGGCTGCCCATCCATCCACCACTCAAGCGGATCAATTACCGTACCCTCGAATGCCTTGTTGATTGTTATTGTGTGTTTTATCCCTTCAACAGCGGATGTTGTGTTAGCTGTTATCGTTGCTTCACCGCCGCCCTGACTGTAAATTTTACGGCTAACATTCTCGCCTTTTTCATCAATCCTGAAGTCAGACGTGCGGAAAATAGGACAGGTTGCCGTGCGATTAGACCCTACAGATGCGTTATCAAGGGTTAATGCCCAAGGCACTTTCCATATATCTTCTTTAACTGGCTGGTTTGTGTACTCTACATCGGCAATTGTCCACGATTCAGGAGCAAGACATTCCAGCTTTGCTAATTGATGATCCCTGTGGGCAATAAACATTATGCTGCCTGCCTGAGTGTATGACAGGTCAAATAACTCAGACTGCGTGTATGTTGTTGTTATCTCATAAACATTATTGCTAGAATCAAGCACAGCGCCAGCATCAGTAAAAAACCTGATGTATCCAGCGCCAAACTCAAGGCAGTACGCTTGGTCACGGTTGAACACATAACGAATTAATCTTACCCTACCAGTGCCACCAGCAGCAGCAACGTAAACAGTGCCATCCCTGCGCCGGATTCCGCCATGCTGTAATACAACGCCATTTGTTACCTCTTTTGCACCTGCCATATAACGGGCAAGGTCAGACCGACCATACCGCTTCGGGCTTATCTCGCCTGCTGTGAAATTAGACTGGACTACCGTAACCCTTGGCATCCTAGCCTCTCGCGTTTATGAGCGGGAAGTCACCCATTGTTTCAGGCGGTTCATCCTGCCCATCAATAGCCCTAGCACGCTTCATAAACATAGATAACTGCTGATCCATTGCTTGAGCGAGTGACGCGCTTTGTGTGATAGCGTACGCAATACGGGCAGCAATAGCATGGTGCATTGCATTAACAAGCGAGCTATCCCACGTCGAGACATCCTCATTCTTGTAAATGTATTTCAGATACAGTGTGGATTCATCACAAAGAATCTTGCGACCTTCACACCTGTAGTCACACTCACGACCATACAGCCCTACGGATATGTTTCTTATCCAGTCTGATGGTAACGTGAACTGATACGAATAATCGTATGCCGGAGCTGTTGAATCTGCTGCAATAGCCACACGCTTGATGCAGCAATTCCAGAAATGTGAACGTAACACATCGTCACGAATAACCTCAAATAATGAATTGCAAAGTCTCGCCCTGTCATTATTCTCTGTGAGCGAGTTAATTGGCTGTGCGCCTAGCAACAACAAAGCATTTGAACAAATACTAACAGCAGTTGCCATTCAGCGCACTCCAATAGAATAGATGCCCACCGTTTCCAGTGGGCGGTATTACTTAGTTACCTTCTGAGTAGAACACTAACAGACTGATTGTACCCGCAGCATCAGCAGCGGCAGTCAGTGTAGCGGTCACGTCATACATAATGTTCGGATCAGAAGTTGCGCCTGCGATTTCCCACAATTGCTTTTCTACATCCTCAACACCATAAACAGCTGACTCGTGCTGAATCATTGTGCCAGCTATTGCGCCATCCTTGAGCGATACAGCAGACGCGAAGCAGTCAGCATCAACAACAGCAGCGCCATCAGCAGCAGTACGGTATAACCCGAAGTCTGCAATGGTAGTCGTGCCAATATCATCAGACCATAACTGCATACTAACGATACGTGCGCGGCTTGGCAGACGACAAAAGCGATACTTGCTCCCGATGTCATCGCCATTGGTTGTCTCAACGGTTCCACGAGCTACCTTTACAATGCCACCCTCCAGACCCTTTTTGTTGAGAGTCTGAGTGGATGCATCCGCATTGGTGACGATTGTACTTTTTACATTAACTACGGTCATAAATCACCCCTTAAGATGCAAAGATTTCATAAACTTTTTCTTCTTCGATGCGAACCGCACCCAAGGCCATTTTTGCATACACACGAGTGTTGAAGCCTTTAGAAGGATCAACACCTACTGTGATGGTCTTATCCTTGCCCACGCCCAATGCAACGCCAGACTTAGCGAACGCATAGCAAGCAAAGCCGGTAGCAGGATAAACACCAGAGCCGCCAGGTCCAGTGGTAGTGGTAACAGCAGGGATCAGGTTTGAGTAGATGAGGTTGAATCCCATTACCTTACCCGTCTTGATGTTTCCAGCGTGCCAATCAGCAATGGTGTTGTACTCAGCAGTAGACAGTGTTGAGTCAGTCAGCAAGTCACCAAGCTGGCTAGAGCCTAAAACCATAAATAACTCTTCTCCGGTTTCCTCATCGCACTCATTAGCGCGGAAGTATTCACGGGCGGCAATCAGTTTTGCTTTGTTCAACACTGCATTGGTCAGCTCTCGGTTAGCCGCTGCCATTGATGCTGTAGTGCTTGCGCCTGTACGCGCTGTTGAACCAAGTGCATTGATGATTACCTGATCTTTTGCACGGTTCAATCCGTTAATCATGCCTTTGACATAATCAGATTTTGGGTCAATCAGTGTGCGAACAAGATCAAGATCGTCGATCATATCGCCATCGTCCCAATCGTACAGATCAACAAAGCGCGTGCTGTGTGCTTGGTCATTGATCGGTGTGTCAGCGTGGCGAGTAGTGCGTCGTTGTGCAGCTCTCTTGCCTAGACGGTTGATTGATTTGCTTGCGCCTGAAATGTTAGGAATCAACGTAACGGCTTTTTCAAGCCTAGATTCAGACTGTTGTGCTACATGCATGAAGTTGTCAGCGAATTGCTGACGAAATGCTTCTGTGATTTGACTAGACATATTATGCCCCTTGTGTGAGTGAGTTATATTGTCGAGTTTGTCAGCAAGCTGGACTCTAAAATTGAACCGTTATCACCAAAGGTGGCGGTAGTGATGCTAATACTAGCCACCACCACCGTTTGTTATCCTAAACGATTAGCCAAGCCCGTGAGCTGGCTTTGTGCCAATCTGTTTGTCATACATTTCTGACATTGCCTTTAACAATGCAGGTCGGCGTGGATCAGTCATAGGCATGTCAATAAGTTGCTGTCGCATGTCGTGAGCCTTGTCTGAGAACTCAGCCTCAGGAATCATCTGCATTGCAGCAGGTGGAGAATCCTCACGCATACCCTCGCCAAACGATGCAGCAAACCGGATAAATGCAGGGTCATTGCCGTACCTGTCCATCAGATAGGCAGCGTCTTCACCAGCAACAACAGAAACAGCTTTGTAAGCGTCAGCCAATCCTGCCTTTAACTCTGCGTCAGTCTTCCAGGTTGTTTGTTTCAGGGTTGATATTGTCTCATCTGCCTTGATTTCCTGATGCTGCGCTATGTCTTCAGGCAAAACCTTCATGTACTGGTCAAGCACATAACTCATCTGTGCATTAGTCATACCTAAAGCGTGTGCGCCCTTGGTGAACTCTTGCATAACAGGGTCAGATTTGATGTCATCGAAGGTAATGCCAACCTCTTCACTAAAAACAGGCTGATATTCCTCATACGACTTAGGTGGAGCGTCACCACTCCCTAGCTTTTTCTCAAGATATGAGTAAGACTCTCCCATCTTTGCCGCTGACGCTTCAATATCAATCGAGCCATCTGCTTTCAGTGTGCGAAATTTCTCGGGAATCTTGTCTGTAATGACAGGTGAGGATGTAGCTGCTGCCTGTTGTAACGCGGTTTGCTTTGTTTCTTGCGATGTTTCTTGTGCTGTTTCGTCAGTTGTCGCTTGCGCGGCTGCTTCGTCAGTCATTTGTGTGCCTCATTGAGTTGATTGATGATGTAGTCTATTACCGCCATCTGACCGGCCTTGTATGCCGTTTCAGTTGTCGATTCTGGTGTATAAGGGTTACGCCAAAAAAGCTGCGTCAATTCATTCAACACAGCCTCCCCGTTACCCTTATCTTCAAATACGCTTGTATAGGTAAAGCAATCAACCTTGACCGGCATTCATTGCACCTTGTGCTAATTGTGGGGCTGCTTTAAGCGCCATCTCTTGCATCATTGCTTGCTGTTGCTGTTGTGCTGCTGCCTCTTGCTTGGCTTGTCTCTCAGCATCAACCACTGTCTTTGTCTTGATGATCTCAGCAGGTGCGCCTAATCCATCCTGTAAAATCCTTACCATCTCATCAGCGTCAATCAAGTCAAGAACCTCGGGGCGCATCTGTGCAATACCACCAATGTCCTGCATGAACCGCTCAATAGCCGTTATATCTTCCATCTTCTGAGCGCGGGCCATCGGAGATATATACTTAATCTTGTACTCTTTGCCTGCTAACGTCTCAGGTGGTGGAGCAAACACACCAGCTCTGAACAGTATGCCAAACACACGCTCGATCAATGGCTGTAGATACTCAGCCTGAAACCTGCCAAACAGTGGGCCAAGTAACTGGCGAATCAACTGCTGACGAACGTGAACCTCTGTCGCTGTCATTGCTGGCCCGTCTTGCGGCTGTAGCTGATCTGACATCAATATCTTACGGATGCTGGCTTGCGTCAGCTTTATCTCTTCCTGTGATAGCTGCCAATTGCCTGGCGGGTTCAATGGCTTCATTGAATCGACAGAATTAGCAACGATAATCTTACGTGCTCCTACCTTGATACAACGCGGATTCAACAAGTCATCCTCTTCT